GTTGGCGGACGGTCGGGCGTACAGTGTCAACGTCGGGGGCGCATGGGTCTCCTCCCTGCCCTAGCCCCCTCCCGCTAGCTCCCTGCCCCCTTGCCCCCATGGCCCCCCGGTCATGGGGGCTTTCTCATGTCCGGGGCATGGGGCATGGGCCCCCCACCCCACGTGGGAACGGGCCCCCCACCCCATGGGCCATGGGTCAAACGGGGCATGGGTCGCGACGGCCCCCACCCATGGGTCATGCCCCGGGACCCCATGGGCCAATGGCCCCTACCTCCCCCCCGCGCCCGCGCCATGGGCGCGGAGGAAGTGCCTCACGAGAAATATTCCAGTTTCTCTAACTTCGCTACACCCCTGCACCCTGTTTCTACCCTATATAGAGATAGTTCTTACTTATCTATTTACTTCTTATATGGGGTATTGTGATTAGTATATTCTACATATACTATATATCTGTCACTGTGACAGACCTTACAATACCCCCTGAAAGGATGCACCCCCGCCCTTGACACCCAGAAGAAGATATGTAAGTAAGTACATGTTCTCCCTATAGGGCAGAACTGGCCTCAACACCCCGAAGGAACAAAGTGAAACTCCTCTCAACCGACATGCCCGTCCCTCCGATGCCGGAGCCCATCGCGGCTCCACCCGTGACCGCAGAACAGGCACCCAACGCCCCCGACATGACGCGGCGTGGACGCCCCGCTGCGCCGCAGCCGGACCCTCGCATCCCGGAGTTCTCCAAGTGGCTGGGCGAGACCAACCACGCGCTGATGACGGTGGGCAGCTACACGGCTGCCGTGTCCGCCGTCCTTCGCCGTGGCGTGCCCCCTGACGCGCCGGAAGGTGCCCTCGTCGCACTGGAGATGTCGCCGTCGAGCCTCGCGCTCTACGTGCGTGCGTGGCGGAACTGGCTGCGCTTCACGGGGGTCATCGCCACCATGGACGCAGCGGTGAGCCTCCGCAAAGCGGCCAGCGCACTCTGCAACTGTGCGAAGGGTCGGAGCAAGCCGTCCCTCGCCTCGCTTCGCCAGACGCCGTGGTCGAGCCTCCAGCTCATCTCCATCGACGGGACGCAGCACTTCACCCTGTCCAACGGGGAGAGCACGTGGCTCTGGGTGGCGACACCGACCACGCTGCCCACGCTGAACGCCCTCATCGAAAGCGCCCACGGGGGCGCGCTGCCCACCGACGACACTTCCTACGAACGCGCCATCGACGCCATCTCCCACCTCAAGGTGTACGCATGAACCCCCGCACCTCCTACACCATCGCCCGCCGCTGCTGCTGGCCCCTCCGCCCCGGTCACTCCTGTATGCGCGCCGTCCGCCACGCGGGTCAGCGCTGCGTCCATCACGCGGCGCTCATCGCCCCGCTCCAGCCGCCCGCCGCACCGCCTACCGAACCGACCCCCGTCGTGGCGCACCCGACGCACTACAACGCCGGGTCCATCGAGGTCATCACCGTCATCGAGGACTGGAACCTCAACTTCAACGAGGGCAACGTCGTGAAGTACGTGGCCCGTGCGCGCCTCAAGGGTGAACGCCTCGAAGACCTCCAGAAGGCGCGGCAGTACATCGACTTCGAGATTGCGCGGGTGACGCGGGGTGGGGCATGAGCAAGGAGCCCAAAGAAGTCCACATCTTCTACGACGAGCACCTGCGCCGGGTCATCGTCAAGATGCCGTTCCCCATCGTCATCCTCACCGACAAGCGGGTGAAGCGCGACATCGTCCGCATCTGCGGGCGTGGCGCGGTCGTGGCTCAGCGCGTCACCTCGTTCATGGGCGACCTCTGCATCTGCCACAAGAACGGCGTGGATGACTGGGAAATCGACGTGGGCATCCGGGGGGACGCGTGAAGACCCTCAAGAACATCGCCATGGCCATCGTCGTCACGTTCCTTCGTCTCATCGGGAGGTGGCCATGACCATCGACATCAACGCCGTCCGGCAACGCCACCTGCGCCCCGACCAGATGGAGCACCGCACCTTCTACGAGGGGCACATCGTCATCGACCTCGCGAACCTCTGCGACGAGGCGGAGCATCTTCGTGGGGAGCGCGCCGCCGTGGTGGCGTGGCTGCGCCATGAGATTCAAAAGTGCGGATGCGACGACGACACGGCTGCGTGCATCGAACGCGGCGAGCACCGCCGCGAGGAGGAGCCATGACCGACGACGAGGCCATGGCCCTTGGGCTCCGTGCCGTGGCTTGTAAGAGCTGGGCGTGGATGGGCGGCATGATGGACATGCAGGGAAGAACCGTGACCCCATGCATCCTGTTCCGCGCCCACCCCACCGACACCCCCGACTTCCGCGACCCTGCCACGCTGGGTTGCCTTCTTCACCTGCTGGGGCAGCTCCCTGACCCCGGCCCGCTCATCGAGGCGCTGGAGCGAAAGACCTGAACGAACAAGCCCCCCGAGCAATCGGGGGGCTTTCTGCGTCGGGGGTGTCCGGTTTGGCTAGTTCAGGTCGTCATCCGCAGTGAGCCCACGCGCAGCGCGCATGAGGCCCGACACGTTCGCGGCCCACTCCGGCTCGTCCACCGTGTCGTCCTGCCGACGGCGGAAGTGCATCTTCGACCCGATGAGGTGGCTCTCGATGGCGCTCTCCTCAACCAGCGTCTCGATGATGCGGTCGCACCGGGAACGAAGCAGCTCCGCCCCGCGCAGGACGTGACCATACGAGGTCCAGTCGTTGCCGATGACCTTGAGCACGTTGCGGCGTTCACGCATGTCGCGGCCCGCACAAGCCAGCTCCGCCAGACCCATGGCAGAGCGGTAGTGCAGCTCAGCCAGACCGATGGCGAAGCGCAGCGCCTCTTCCGACACGAGCCACTGCCCCTGCGTGCGGGCAGCCCCGAAGTCAAGGCTGGCCAGCAACGCGACCTTGGCAGCGTGCGTAGCCGTGCGCCCATGGGCCGCGACGCGCGCGAGGGACTGGTCATGCTCCAGCCGCTTGCTCAGGTCCTTGCTCCAGTCGTACCAGAGCTGGGAGGCTGCGGGGTCGAGGCCCATGCAGCGCCCAATCTGCGAGTTCCCCGCGTTGACGAGCCACTGGACGAGCCAGTCACGGCGAGCGTCATCCGGGGACGCGGTGAAGAGTTCACGTTCACGGTGCGCGTGAATGAGCATCCAGCGCGACATGAAGCCGCCTTCCCAGTCTTGCAGCTCCGCGTGAGCTTCGAGGAACGACGGGTTGACGGCAGCAAGGATGGACAGGCGCGGCTGCGGGATGCGAACCGTACGCTTGGCCAGCCGCCGCTCAATCGGGTCACCGTCGAAGATGCGGGTGAGGCCCGCCTTGATCTTGGACATGTAGTTGTTCGAGCCACCTTCCGTCTTGCTCAGGAAGTCGCCGAACTCTCCCATGACGAGCAGCTGGTTGGGTTGCTGGCCAAGGCTTTCCAGAAGCCCCTCGTACGACGCGGGGTCTTCCCCGATGGCCAGCGGGTTGGCCCACGCCAGAAGCTCGCGCCCGATGCGGATGGCCGTGCTCTTGTGGTCCACGGCGGGACGCCCGACGATGAGCACCCAGAGGTTGGCGCTCACCTTGCCGCCGGGAAGGGTGTCGATGCAGAGGCTGGACGGGGCGACGGCGGCGAGGACGCCGAGGCCCACGCCGACGTGGTAGGCGAGAGACGCGTCCGACTGCCGGACGGCGTAGTAGAGGTATTGCTTGAGCCAGCTATCGTCGGGCAGATTGTCAATCAGCTCCGCGACTTCGGTCTCAGTGACGGTTTCCATGCGTGTGCGCTCCTGCGGATGTTCCCCGGAGTGGGTGGGGTCCGCTTCCCTCGACTATCGGGGAGGCTTGCAAACGGCAACCCTCCGTGTAAGACTTCGTGTGGAGGTATCTAGTGCAGCTCATCTGTAGCGTGTGGCCAAAGTCTGAAGATGGCGAGTTCATGCGGGCCGTGAAGACCCTCGTACCCGGGGCAAAGCCTCTCGACCGTCCGGGACGTTCCGAAATCATCGTACCTGACCACGGTGCCCACCTGTTGGGGGCGCACCTTGAGGACGCAAACATCCGGTTTGAGTGGCAGAAGTCCCCGACCAGCCGCTCCGTCCTCGCGTTCCCCGCGCGTCTCGCGCGTCTCGTAGAAGAAGGTGTGGTGCGTCCTGACATTCCGTCGCTCCTGACCGAGTATCAAGTAGAGGGGTTGACCCGCGCCGTGGAGCGACCCGGGTTTCACCTGTGGTGGCCGTGTGGGTCGGGCAAGACCATCGCGGGGTTGCTCTGGTCGCTCGCGCATACCGGACCTCACATCATCGTTACGCGGAGCGCCGCGCTCTTCACGTGGTATCGCGAGGCGCGGGCCCGCACGAATGTCGAGGCGCACGTCTGGCTGCCCCCCAGCCTGCGGAAGAAGAAGCACGAGGACATGCTGGACTACGTGAAGCGGGTGGAGCGCCCCCTTGTCATCGTGTCGTGGGAGAGCCTGCCCGCTGCCCTGAACGAGCTGGCGGTCCTGCGCCCGAAGACGGTGGCCTTTGACGAGGTGCACCGCTCCAAGTCGCACAAGCGGTGGAAGGCAGTGCCCAACAACGACGGGACACTGGACTTCGAGCGTCTGGAGAACATCGCGGCCAGTGCGGCGGACCTCTCCAAGCTGGTGATGTTCAGGCTGGCGCTCACGGCAACACCCATCCGGGACCGCGTGCGGGACCTGTGGGCTCCGCTCGACCTCGTAGAGCCCGGAACGTGGGGCAAGTATTGGGACTGGGCGACCCGCTACTGCGCGGCGCGTCCGGGGACCTTCGGGGGCATGGACGACAAGGGCAGCTCGAACCTAGTAGAGCTGGAGTACCGCCTGCGGTACTCCGTTCACCGTGTCCTCCCGGAGCAGGTCGCTGCGATGATCCCGGCCAAGCGCCGCCAGAGCGTGTTCCTGCCCGTCGCGGAGCAGAACAAGGCCGCTGGCTCATGGGTCAACGCCATCAAGCGTGCGACCAAGGAGGGCAAGGAGAGCGCGCTGGAGGTGCGGCTGGCCGAAGCCGCGAGCCGGAAGCGCGCGTGGATTGTGGACGCGCTGACGGAGGCGGCAGCAGCGGGCCACAAGGTCGTCGTGCTGACAGGACGCCGCCATGACGTGGACGTTCTGGGGGCTGCCGCCAAGAAAGCCATGCCTGAGCACGACGCCACCATCTGGCACACCCATGGCGAGGACAGTCCCTCCGACCGTGACGCCACATGCCAGTCATGGCTCATGTCCCATGGGCCTGCGTTCCTCATCGCCACGGGCGATAGCATCGGGGAGAGCCTGAACCTTCAGGATGCGGACCTGATGATCGTGGCCATGCTCCCATGGACCCCGGGGCAGGTCATGCAGTATGAGGGGCGCGTCGCGCGGCTGGGGCAGCAGCGCCCCGTCCTCATTCAGTACGTCATCGCGGAGGAGACCGTGGACGAGCGGGTCGCAGAGATGCTTCTCAACAAGCTGCCCAGCGTGGCCCAGCTGACGGGGGACGGGGACGTAGAGATGTTGCGCCAGTCCCTTACTGGCATGGAGAACAAGGACGCGCTGGTGGATGAAGTCGCAGCCATGCTAGAACACCTTGACCTTTCTGACATCGTGATAGGCTCGGAGGCATGAGCCAACCCTCCCAAATCCTCCTCAACGCCGGACCCTCCGGCTTTGGGTGGTCGCCGCACGGCGCGTTCCTTCACTGCCCCAGCCTCTACGCGTACAAGTACATGCGTTCTGGGAGCCACCAGCAAGACACCCGCGTCGTGGGTGGAGGGTCGGAGGCTCAGGCCCGTGGCCGCGCCGTCCACCTCGTACTGGCGCACCACTACCGTCGCGTGCAGGCGGAACAGATGGGGGATGACCCGGAGCAGTGGTACTCCCCCTACGATGCCGCCGTGAAGGGCTCCGAAGCAGGGGAGTACGGGCCCGACCACATCCAGATGGCGTGCAAGATGCTCGACTACTACCGCGCGTGGTGGGGCGAGGAGAAGCACACCGTCGTGGCCGTAGAAGAAGTGTGGAAGGCTGAGCTGGGGACGCTGGATGTCCCCGGGCACCCGAAGCACGGAGAGCCCATCGACTACGCACCGCGCGTAGACCTCGTGACCCGGGACCCCGCAGGCGGGGTCTGGTTCTGGGACCACAAGACGACGAGCGTGATGCGCGGCGACAGTGTCTCCGGGTACTCGCTGCACGGGCAGTTCATCGGGATGAAGCACCTTGGGCGCGCGTTCTTCGGGTCCGACTTCCGGGGCGTCATCCTCAACTACATCCAGACGACGCCGCCTCCCAAGTTCTCGCGCCCCAGCCTCGACGCGGCACCTCACGCGGACAACTCTTTCCCTCGCACGCTCGTTCACGCGCGTCACGAGATGGCGAAGCTGGAGCTGGCCACGCAGCGCGGCGAGCTTCTTCCGAAAGACTGGCCGAAGTCCCTGAACGAGACCTCGTGTGTCGGCAGGTATGGAAAGTGCGCCTCCTTTGACTGGTGCTCGTGGGGCGGCGCGTAGTGAAATCGCGGACTTATCTGTCTCCGTGAATAAATCTGCGCGACGGTCCTAGACACGGCAACCCACGGTGTTATCTAAGTGGGGTGAGGTGATGATGTCGCAGTTCAGTGAGCCCGCAGTCGTCGTGGTGTACGGTCCATCTGGGATGGGCAAGACGACGGATGCCCTGTTCTCTTTCCCCATGGGGCTTTTCTTCGCGCTTCCGGGCGCTCTCAAGCCCGCCCTTCGCGTTGTCGGGTGGGACCCCCACGCTGCGGGTCAGGTCGTCCCCGTGGCCGACATGCACACGGCGGTCAGCGCCCTCCGGCAGGTCAAGCCCGGGGTGTTTGACGCGGTCATCGTGGATGACCTGTCGCTCCTTGCGGAGCGCACGATGCAGCAGCTGGAAATCAAGCACACCGGGAGCCGCAACAAGTTCGCCATGTGGGACGAGCTTCGCGACACGGTCATCAAGTTCCGCGAAGCCGCGCGTGAGTGCGGCCTCCACGTCGTCCTCAACACGCACGAGCGCCAGCCTGAGACCCATGACGGCACGTTCTTCCGGGGCGGGCCCGCTCTCCCCAGCAAGACGCTCACGGAGCGCATCCCGCACATCGCGGACACGGTGCTTCGGGCGGCGTCCGACCCTACTACCCCCGGACAGTGGAAGGGTGTCTACAAGTGCGAGCCCGCAAACCCTCAGTGGGTGATGAAGGACCGCCACGGGTGCTGCCCGCCGACGTGCCCCCAGAACCTCGGTGAAATCCTCCGCATGGCGGGGTACTCCATCCGGCGTCGCCCTGAGCTGGAGTGGCAGGAGGACTGGGTTGAGTGGGTCGCCACGCAGCTCGCCTCCGGCGCACCGGAGAAGAAGGTGATGGAGGAGCTGAACGCTCAGTTCGCGGAGGCGGACCCTCTGCACCTCCGCTGGGTGCGGCGCGATGGACGCCATCGCTTCCTGCTCCGCAAGGCGTACACCGCCATGATCACCAACGACTAGTTTCCAAGCCCCGTGGGCGTCCAACTAGGGGCGCGCGTCCACGGGGGCTACTCAAGCGCCCCGGTCAACGTGCAAGCAACAGGGAGCCACCATGTCGTGGAACATCAACACCAACTTCACCAACGTCCGTGCCATGGGGAGCGGTTCGACCGCCCCCGAAGAAGGCGCGTACATCGTGACCATCGCGAAGACCGAAGCGATGGATAGCAAGAAGCAGGCGGGCCTCGTCAACGTCAAGGTCTTCGCCTCCATCAACGACGACGGCTACGAGGTGTCCGACATCTTCCCGCTCCCGAACGGCATGGACGAGAAGAAGGACCGCGTCTTCCTCGCCAAGTGGAAGTCCCTTCTCCTGTCCATCGGCTACGACGGCAGCCAGCTCGACGCGCAGGTCAACATCAGCGAGGAGTGGCTCCTCAACCGCGAAGCGTACGTCTACTTCGTGCCCCGTCGTCAGGGCGAGAAGGGCAGCTTCGATGAGACCATGTTCATCTCCTCTGAGAAGTTCGAGGCCGTGAAGCAGGGCAAGTGGAAGCCCCGTCCCTCCAACGGCGGCGGCAGCAGCACCAACTTCGGTGATGCCCCCGTCATCCCCACGGCGACCGTCATCCCGACGCCCGTGCTCTCCCCGGCCCCCGTGATGCGTGCTGCGGCCCCCGTGCCGACGCCCCCCGCGCCCCCGAAGGCTGGCGGCGCTCTCTCTCGCATCCTCGGCTAGTCTCCCAGCGTGTGCTGGGGGCAGCTTGCCCCTCCCGTGCCCCCCACCGGACCTTGCTCCCCGGTGCCAACACGGGAGGGGCTTTCTCATATCTGGGCCTTGCGCCCACGGAGCCTGCATGTCTCAACCTTACGACGCAGAGGCGTGTGGAGCCATGTGCTCCGTGTGTCCGCTCAAGGCCCACCGCATCGGTGGACCCGTGGCCCCTGACCTGAAGGTCGGTGCTCAGTTCGCCATCGTGGGCGACTTCCCCGTGTACGACGACGTGCGCGTCAACCGCCCCCTTGCGAGCGCGGGCGGCATGGCCCTGAACGAGGCGCTGGACAAGGCGGGCCTGTCCCGCTCCATGGCGAGCGTGCATCTGGCCATCGCCTGCCAGCCCCCGGGCAACGACCTCAAGATGGTGCGGGCCAAGGGGCGCAAGCTCAAGATGCTCGACCCGGTGACCTGCTGCGCCCCTCGCCTGAAGGCGGAGCTGGCGGGCCAGAAGAAGATCATCACGCTGGGGGACAGTGCGACCAAGTCCGTGACCGGAACGGCCATGGGCATCCTCTCCGTGCGCGGGGGTCCACGGACCATGGCCGATGGGACCATGGTCCTTCCCACCGTGTCCCCGGGCATGGCCATCAAGGCCCGGAAGTGGCTGCCCGTGCTGGCCAAGGACCTTGGGCGTGCAGCGCGCTGGTTCATGCGCGGGAACCTCGACTGGGCTGACCCCGTCATCCACCTGTTCCCCAACGTGGACGAGGTGGCGGCGTTCCTCGCCAAGGACGCGGCGTTCTGGGCGTACGACGTGGAGACGGACGGTATCGAGGCCATGACGGCTAACCTTCGGTGCGTTGGCATCTCCACCAAGGACGAGGCCATCGTCGTACCCATCCTTGGCATGGACGGGACGACGCGCTGGTACAGTGAGGGCGACCTTGCCCGGGTCAAGCAGCTCCTCGCCCTTGCCTTCACCGACGGGCGTCAGTGGGTCGGGCACAACGCGGGGTACTACGACCGTATGGTCATGGAGCATCACCTCAAGGTGACGCCCGCCCCGCTCATGGACACCATCCTGCTTCATCGGCTGGCGGAGCCCGGGTTGCCCCATGACCTTGGCTTCGTCGGCAGCACGTGGTCGGACGTTCACTCATGGAAGGCGGACAACGAGGGCAGGAAGCTGGCGAACGCTGCACGTAGCGACCGTGAGCTGCACCATTACTGCGCGCTCGACTGCGTCGTCACGGCACGGGTCGCCCCGTTGCTGGCGAAAGCCGTCGTCGCCCGGGGACAGGCGGAGCCGTTGCCCGCCGCGCCTTCGCAGACGCTCCTCGACCTCGACCATTGGGCGCAGGGCATGTGCGTGAACCTGCACCGGGTCGGCATGTACGTGAACCAAGAATGGCGGGAGCGTGCGGAGGACTGGCTGACCCACGAGAGCGAGTTCCTGCGTGTCCAGTGCGCGGTGGCGGGAGAGGACTTCGGCATGAAGGGGTTCAACCCCAACAGTGGCCCCCAGATGCGCGACCTCCTGTTCAACAAGTGGAAGCTCGTGCCGGAGGAGTTCACGGAGACGGGTGACCCGTCCGTCAACGACGAGGCGCTGCGGGGGTTCATCTCGATGCGGTCTCTGACCAAGGAGCAACGCGCGTACCTCATGCTGGTGCGGCGCTTCCGCAAGGTGCGGAACAAGTGGCTGGGGACCTACGTGTCCCCGTTGAAGCCAAAGCGGTACGACGGGAAGGCGTGGGACCGCGACGGGCGTGTCCGGGCCTCGTGGAACGCGCACGGCACGCTGGTCGGGCGTCTCTCGTGCTCAGACCCCAACCTCCAGACCATCCCCTCCATGTTCCGGTACCTGTTCCAAGGCGCTCCGGGGCACGAGCTGGCTGGGGCGGACGCGGACCAAATCCACCTCCGCATCATCGCGGCGAGATGGGGCGTGGCCCGGCTTCAGGAGGTCTTCCTGAAGGGGGGTGACCCCCATGCTGCGGCAGCGGAGGTCATCTTCGGCGAGCGGTTCACGAAGTCGGAGGGACATGCCCACCAGAACGGCGGCAAGTGGTCAGGGCAGGCGAAGTCCATGCGCCAGATTGCGAAGACGTTCCAGTACGCTGCGGCGTACGGGGCGGAGCCCAGCACCATCCAGAACGTACTCACCAAGGCGGAGGACGAGCGGGGGAACCTCATCAACCTCGCCCTTACCGTGCGTCAGGTCACGGCCATGCGCGAGAAGTGGCTGGCCGGGATGCCGGAGTTCGAGAAGGGCTGGAACATGGAGCTTGCCATCGTGGAGAGCAACGCGCGCAAGGGCAAGGTGGACCCATGGGGCAGTGACCCTGTGGCGGGGCGTCGGCGTGACTACCCGAACGGCGTCGAGGATGAGCGCAACGAAATCACGAACGCGCCCATCATCATGACGGAGAGCGCCATCATGCACCTTGCGGTGCAAGACCTTCTGACAGAAATCCCATGGGACAAGTGGGGCCCCGGGACGGGCATCATCGCGCAGGTCCACGATAGCATCACGGTGGAGGTCCCCCGTGGCATGGGCAAGTGGGCGTCCGAAGTGGTGGCGGCAAGCCTGACGCGGCGTATCCCCGGGCTGGACGTACCGTTCACCGCAACTGGCACCTTCGGCGACACGTGGGTAGATGCCTAATCACGGAGGCAGAAACATGGCTATCAAAGCGGTCAAGGGTGGGTTCAAGGCTACGTCGTCCCGTGGGCGTCCTCTCAGCAAGAAGCCGAAGACCAAGGCAGATGCGCTCAAGCAGCTCGCCGCCGTGGAAATCTCCAAGAAGGCACGGGGGGTGAAGTGATGTCGGGCAAGACCTTTCGCCTGTTCTACGCGCACGCCAAGGGCACGCCGGACAAGTCCATTGACGAGAGGGCCCATGCCCTCAAGCAGCTCGCAATCGCGTCGTTCCCCGGGACCAACGTCGAAGTGGTGACCGGGCGCGACGACTACAACACGCGCGCCAAGTCCGAAGGTGGCTGGGCGGGGTGGACGTACTCCGTGGGCTGCGGCTGCGACCATGAGGGCCAGCCCCGGTACCACGCCGTCGTGTCGGACAGTCTGGCCGTGGGCAAGGCCACCGCTGACATCATGCGCTTCGCCAAGAGCACCGGGAAGAAGGTGGTGTACTGGGACGGTTCGGACCAGTTCGCGGATGTCTCAGGCGTCGAAGACAAGGGACAGGACCGCTGGAGGGACGGATGGGCGCTGGTATTCGGGAGCTGAAGCTCCAAGAGACCACAGGGCTGGTCCGGGACCTCCGCAACAACGGGGTGTCGCTGGACGAAATCGCGGTGGCGTGCGGGGCGAGCTGGTGGACGGTGCTGCGATGGATGCGCGGAGAGCGCGCACCCCACCCGCATCACTTCCGTCGGCTCACGGAACTGCACGAAACCCGCGCGGCAGGTTGATACGGCAACCCACGGTGTTATACTGACGCTACGACAAGGAGGTCGTAGTGTCGGTCTACATCAAGAATGTGCGGAGCAACGTCAAGTCTAGCGACGGTCTGCTCTGGGAAGTCGAACTGGGGGAGAAGACCCTCATCGTCGGTGCCAACGGGAAGGGCAAGTCTCGCATCGTGAACGCGGTCGAGCTGGCGTTGACAGGCCGCGCGAGTGACCTCGCCGGAAAGGTGGACGTTGCGCGCGAGGCAGACTTGCTCGCCCTGTCCCCGGGACGGAACGCCAACCTCTACGCGGAGGTGGTCCTCTCGAACACCGAGGTTGTGGCGTTCGGCGTTGAGTGCGCGGGTGCGGGCAAAGCTCGCAAGGCGGACCATGAGGTTCCTGCGTGGTTCGCCAAGCAGGAGCTTCTGCCTGTGCGCGCGGTGCGCGAGGCGATGCTGGGGAGCGCCGATACGGCGTGTCGTCAGTTCCTGTCGTGGGCGGGTGCGGGCTCCGGGCGGAGCATCATGGACATGCTTTCCCCCAGCCTCACCCCGGCGTACAACCGTCTGGTCGCCCTGACCCCCGGCGCGGACATCACCGGGCTGGAGACCGCAGCACGGAAGAAGAAGCTGGAGGCCAACGCTGCCGTGAAGGCGCTGGAGAGCGCGCTGGCTGGCTCCGGGGTGGTCGCGGCTGCCCCGGACGACGCGGATATGGCTGCGGCGCAGGAAGCCTCTCAGGCGGCGCGTACGGTGCTCGTGCGGGCGCAGGCGGCTCAGATGCGCGCCAACTCCGCGCAGCGCACCGAGATGCTGGCTCAGCAGGTTGTTTCGATGGAAGCGACGCTCGCCGAAGCGGAGAGCACCTTCAAGCAGTGGGAGACGTACGTGGGGTCGCTCGTGAAGCCCACGGGCAACTCCGTGGTGGCCCAGCACCTCCTCGAACTTCTCGCCTTCACCGTGGATGGCAAGTTCGATGACTGCCTCCTATGCGACGGGGCCCCGGGTGCGGCGCACTTCAAGGCCCGCCACGCGGAGGTCAACACGGCGATGGGTGCCCGGATGAAGCAGGCCAGCGAGTACGCGGGGGCTGACGCCAACCTCCGGCTGGCCCGGACGCAGATGAACACGGTGGAGAGCCAACTGTTCTACGCGCGGAAGACGCTGGAAGCAGCGGTTGAGCCCCCCGAAGAAGGCGACATCGTGGACTACGCCGCCGCAGCAGCAGCGTACGACGTGGTCGAGAACCGTTTGCGGCAGCTCCAGAGCGCGCGTGCGGCATGGCAGTCCTACCGTAGCGTCATGACCCAGCTGGACACGGCTCGTGCAGAGGCGGCTACGTGGAAGTCGCTGGAGGACGCGCTGGGTCAGGCCGGGCGCATCCTCCTGACGGACGCGCTCACTGCGTTCAAGATCAAGGTGCAGTCGTTCCTCCCGGCCACGGACATCTTCAACCTGACCCTTTCTGAGGGTGCGCGTGAAGTGTTTCAGGCAGGGTTCGTGCGCGACGGCACGCTGCACACGGCTCTCTCCGGGGCTGAGTGGGCGCGTCTCACGCTTGCCATGGCATCTGCCATCCTCCCGGCGAACTCGCAGCTTGCGGTCATCACCCCTGAGGAGCGCGCCTTCGACCCGAAGACGCTCGCGGCGGTCATGAAGTCCCTGTCCTCCGCTCCGGGGCAGGTCATCATCACCAGCCCTGTCGCCCCGCACGGGAAGGTTCCCGCTGGCTGGACCGTGGTGGAACTGTGACGCGCGCCGTGGTCCCGTCCCTCGCGTCGAAGCCGGACACGGTGGCGCTTTCGGCCAAACTCGTTGGTGGGGGGTTCACTCGCGACGAGGCGCTGGACGCGCTTCTTCAGTGCGTGGAGTACATCGAGAACGTGGAGATGGCGCTGGACGACCTTCGCGATAAGTGCGCGGAAACAGTGCGACTTCTGGGGTAGCGATGTCACGGGTGTGGACGATGAAGCAGCTCAAGCTCCTCTCCGACCGCAGGAGAGCTGGCGAGAGTACCGAAGTCATCGCCGCATCCGTGGGCACCAGCGCCAACAACCTTCGATACCGATGGCGAAAGCACATCGGGTTCAGCGCGAAGGTTATTCACGCCCGCTCAAAGTCAGTTTCCATGCGTACAATGCGCGTGTGGGGCTGGCTTCGAGCGGGCGTCTCTTTGACCCAGTGCTGCGTCCGGCTGGCGTGGCCCCCGGACCAGCGACACCTGAACCGCCTGTCCATGGCCCTCAGGCGCTACTGCGCGCGCAACGGGATAGCTCTCCCTTGTTCACCGGAGAAGCGTCATGTCCGCAGGCAAGCCCCTAAACAAGCCCATCCGAACGCCCGGCGAGAGCAAGAAGTTCAAGGTCTACGTGAAGAGCCCGGACACGGGGAACGTGAAGACCGTCCGGTTCGGTGACCCGAACATGGAAATCAAGCGGGACAACCCTGAGCGCCGCGCGAACTTCCGCGCCCGCCATGGGTGCGACACCGACCCCGGCGCGAAGGACAAGACCACGGCCAAATACTGGTCCTGCAAGAACTGGTAGGGGGCCCCATGGCTGACAAGACCAAGCCGACGAACCCGTCGCTCTGGGCAGCGGTCCAGCGTGATGCCGCGTCGAAGTACAAGGTGCATCCGAGCGCCTACTCCAACGCATGGGCCTCCAAGGAGTACAAGTCCCGGGGTGGCGGATGGACGGGCCCGGACAACCGCGTCAAGAAGAAGGGTTGAGCCATGGCAGAGAAGAAGGGCGGGCTGGGCAAGTGGTTCGGTGAGAAGTGGGTCGATGTCTCGCGCAAGGACGCGTCGGGCAAGCACCCCCCGTGTGGCCGCAACGAGGCCGACACGAGCAGCAAGGGCTACCCGAAGTGCCGCCCCGCGAAGGTGGCTGCGGCCATGACCCCGGCGCAGAAGAAAGCTGCCGTTGTGAGGAAGCGCGCGAAACCGCAGGGTGTAGGCGGCAAGCCTACGCGCGTGAAGTAGGTAGTTCGATGCCCCCGGCATCCACGACACCATGCCGGGAACGCCGAGGGCATCGTGCGCCCGATTAAGCGCCCGCACCTAGTAGCTCACGCGGCAAGCCCGCCACGGTTCGCTAGGGCTTCTTCCGCAGTTCCCAGTGGGGCATGTCGGGGAAGCGCGCCCACCCGCCGCCCCACCCCAACGTGAAGCCCATGCGCTCCGCCTCCGGGATGGCGGCCCAGTGGACCCGCACAACGTCCGCCAGAGCCCGGAACGCGGTCAGGTTCTTCCAGTCCACGGGCCATGGGGCCACGTCCACCGCCAGTGACGGCGTGGAGTTGTGCTTCGAGTTGGGGAACTGGAGCTTCGAGTTCCCCGCCGCGTACGCGGCAGCCTGCTCCGCCTTGCCCCGGTGCCCGCAGAGCACCGTGAAGTCGAAGTCCACGATGGCGGACTTCATCAGCCGCTGAAGAAGCGGGTGGCACGTGTCCAACCGCTCCCGGGACTTGGCGGAGAACGCGGGCATCAGACCTTCTTCGCTTCGATGAGATGCGCCGCGAGGAGCAGCAGGTCTTCGGCGAGGTTCGCCGCTTCCTGCTTGTCGATGCCGCCCTTCGAGTAGCGGATGAGCTTGGCGATGAGGGCCATGACGCTGGCCCATGGGATTTGGGCGATGACTTTCTCGTTCATGGCAGCTTGCTCCGGATGTGGCGAACGTCGTCTTCAATCTTGTCCACACGGGTGGTGAGACTGTGGATGGCCGCCTCAAAGACCTTGCGGTCTTCCGTGTGCGAGGCGACCGTCTTCTCGATGGCGGACACGAGGTTGCCCAGCCGCTCGTTCTGCGTGTCGAGGTAGCCCTTGAGCACGGGGACGATGACCTTGGCGAGCCACACGAGGATGGCCACGGAGAGGGCGAGGGCACCCAGAGGGCCAGAGACTGCGGTGATGAGTTGCTGCATCATGGGGGTCACGCCGGGGTCCATGAAACCACCACGTCATCCTCGCTGACTACGAGGACGCAGGGCAGGGACCAGCCCTGCTCGACATAGCTAGCGGACCATTTCGGGGGGACACCCGCGTAGAAACCCACCGCGTCGTTGGCAAGCGTGATGGCCACTGCATCAGCAGGGGCCGGAGCGGGGAAGACGAGCCACTTCGTTGTCATGAGAGCACCACCACGTTGACTGAGCCAGACACACCGTTGACACCCGCAAAACCCGTACCGATACCCGCGCCACCGAGCCCACCGAGCGCCTGTACGGTGCCTGTGACCTGCGAAGTGGTCGCCAGCAGAACGCAGCCTCCACCGCCACCGCCGCCACCTCCGCCTTGTGCGGGGCCTGTTCCGGTGCCGCCGTTGCCGCCGTTAGCGGAGATGCGCCCCGCGTTGGCGACCTTCTTTGCAGCGACCCACACCAGACCAGCACCGCCTCCGCTGCCGCCACCCGTGGTCCCCACGGCGGAGGAGGCCCCGCTTCCACCACCACCACCACCGCTATACTGGAGCTGAGCGCCACCGTTGTTGAAGCGCCCCTGCTTCGGCCATGCGGTGCCATTCCAGCGTTTCCCCTGAACTGCCGTAGTCACGGTTCCGTCGGGCCCCCCTGTAT